CGGCGCCGGCGGGTCACTCTTCTTCGTAAAAAACGAAAACGACGATGTAAAAAATGGGAGTGTTCTGTTCGTGCGGTTCTTGCCGCTGAAGCTCGTGGTGCTCTTGGTGCTCTTTAACCTCTCAAAGCGTTTCTTTGATTTTCGGATAAGCTTATCAAATAGTCCGCCTCCTCTTTGTCTTCTTCTAGTATTTTTCATATATATATATAAAATAAATTAATTTATAAAGATTATATTTTTACAAATATACTTAAAGATGTATTCCTATGAATACTCATATGAGTATGGATGCGGAAACACCTACTTTTGGAACTAAAAGCGAAAGATATCGCGGACGTGTTAAATGGTTTAATAGCCGCGCAGGTTACGGATTTATCACTGTAACCACAGATGATACAAACATGGAAGATGAAGATTTGTTTGTGCATCATACAGCAATTAATGTTGGGTCTGAACAATATAAATATCTTGTGGAGGGTGAATATATTAGTTTTACTAAAATAGAATCTGAAAGCAATGATCATAAATTTCAGGCTGGTGATGTTACAGGGTTAGATGGCGGACAACTAATGTGTGAAACACGTACCATTTTGCGCTCTCTTCGTGCGGAAAAGAGTAAGGATTGTGATGGCGACGTAGAACGCGGTGTAGAACGCGGTGTAGAACGCGGCGTAGAACGCGGCGGCCAGCGAACGCGCAGTGGTGGCGGTGGTGGTAAACCGGGTGGTTATCAGCGTGGTGGTGGTGGTTATCAGCGTGGTGGTGGTGGTTATCAGCGTGGTGGTGACGATCCACGTGAACGAGTTCTTGTACGTGGAGGTGGTTCACGTGAGGAGTGGTATCTTGTGAAACGTCGTCGCGGTCCACATGAGGATAGTTCTCGTAATACCCGGTCGCGCGATGTATCTACGAATACTTCACATGATGTAGAAGAATAAATAATTTCTAATCTGTGTTTTAAATTTCCAAAGGTTTAAAAATATAATTAATTATTTTAATAAATTGATATAAAAGGTATAAAAGGTATAGTCTAATATAATTTATATTGATGACGACAGATGTAGATACATTAGAAATAATGGAGTTAATAAATTCATTAAGAAAGCAAGTATCTTTAATACAAACTAAGGTAAAAACGTTGGAATGTGGTTTCAAAAAAAAGATTAAACAATCAAAAAAAGATAATAATAAAATAAAGGTTACACGCAAGCCATCTGGATTTGCTAAACCTGCGAAAGTGACAGACAAACTGATTACATTTATGGAAAAAGACGAAGGTTCTCTTATAGCGCGTACCGAAGTTACACAGTATTTGATACGTTATATTAAGGAACGTTCGTTGCAGAACAAAGAAAACCGTAGAATAATATTTCCGGATGCAAAATTGTTAGATTTGTTAGAATCTGGTAAAGAGGAAGTAACATATTTTAATTTACAAAAGTATATGAATAAGCACTTTATAAAATAGAATCATTGGTGTTTATGGGATGCAAAATATAGTGACAACGCGCCGAACATCAATGCTAACACATCATTTTTTTTATATTTTTCTTTAAAATAAAATGTACTAATTAAAAATAATATAATAAAGTGTGAAATATGCCACAACATATTAGATGTTCCTAGATTGTGTATTTTAAGTAATTTAACAAAAAAAATGGCAGTTAATGAATAGCCTAAAATTCCTAAATAAAGAAAATTAATGTTTTTATTTTGCACATAAGATTTTAAGAGAACATCAGACATAGATTCAATGACAACACCGGTCAATGGAAATAAGTACTTATACATATATATATTATAATTGGAAGAATTAATTGTATTCTAATCTAGTAATTGTATTCTAATTTTTTTTTTAATATTATCTTCTCCTGTAACAACGAACAATTTAAAATTTTTTGTATCATAATTATCAATTTCATTGCGAAGGGTGATAGGAGACACCATTTTAATTTCGGGTAAATATACCATATATTTATATAATGCATCATCTCGCATAAGTTTATCGAAAATATATCCTTTATATATTTTTTCGATAATTGTATCATCTTGTAGGCACATATGAAGAAGCGAACAATCATACTGTATTTTTCTAATACTTCTCGTTGTTGTATTTATATAATCTAATTCTTTAATCCAATTTTGATAAAATAGTAGGGCATTGGTGGTGAGATTTACGAGATTGAGGTTATGCTGTAATATAGTAATATTCAAAAGGTCAACGAGACGTCTAATGGGAGATGTTATATGTATATAATTATCGAATTTAAGAATAAGATGAGGTTTAACATTTTCGTAAGATGTGTATTCACCGCTCATCCCTTTCCATATGTTTAAGAATTCAGATAATTCGTTGGGTACCTCGCTTGTTGTTGGTGAAGTATAGGAAACAATATTATTTTTTGTTCCACGATATATTCCATTATGATGTTTAATCATTACAGAACCGCTATGTTTATTAAACATTAACATAAGATAGGTTACAAATTCAATACTTGTAGATATTTTAGTTATAAGTTTTTTTTTTTGGTTTAGAACATTTGTAATTTCAAAGGCGTATTGATAATCTTTATTTTCAAGGAGTTCATCGGACTGGTATACCATATTTCTATTTACATTAATAATGGTATTGTGATAAGATATGTCAATAATATCATCTTTAATTTTGATGTCCATAGCCAATGCAATTTTATCAATGCCTTGTTTTAAACTACATAGATTTTCAGATAGGATAACAGGTAGCATAGGGTGTTTTTTATCGGGTAAATAAATAGTTGATACGCGTCTAGAGAATGCTTCCCATAGATTTAAAACATCAAGCCATATAGATACGTTAGCAATGTATATACTAAGTACAATATAATCATCGTAATTTACGATACTAAAAGCGTCGTCATAATCAAGTGTTTTGCTTGAATCTATTGTATATACGTTAATTGAACGACGGTCTTGTAGCGACGTAGTTTTAAGAATTGTATCAAAGTAATGGTCAGCACTTTTTGTTTTTAAACGTTGATGCATAGACCTATTAAAATAGGTCATGGATGTATTCAAACATTTACAATGTAATACATATTCATAATAGTTGTTTTCAACGTCAATATTGCCTATAACTTGTGTTAGCATTCCAATAGGGTGTTTATTGTCCCAATTAGCGAACTTAAATATGACATATTTATTAATATATTCTTTTGAGAAATGTTTTGTATTAAGATTAAAAGGAACAAGGAATATAGGCAATCGTTTATCATCGGGAATACATCTATATAGTAGTTTACTTTTTATTTTTCCGTAAGTTTTATTATTTTTAAGGATCAATATCCCAGACATAGTAGATGACCTAACGCACGAATGTGTTATAACATTAGCACCACTTTCGTCTATTTGAAAGACGTCATGGTTAAAAAGTTTATAGGATGTTGTAATTTCTACTTCTTGCATGGATATGTCATCATATATTTTGATATCCTCATAGTTCCGATCATTACAAATAAATCTATAATTCATGGAACTGTTTTCTACAATACCAATAGTTTACATTTTAGGTTCAATTTAAAAATAAATTGAAAGTATATTAATAGGTTAAATGAAATGAAACAACAACCATGTCTAATAACACTCAACTCACTCTGTTCCAGGTCTGCGCCATTATTGAATTTATTAATAATAACAATAAGGTTTATGTTAATAAAAATATTAACATTAACAACTTTGACGTAATGTCCATGCGGATTGTAAAAAATAATAACGAGAAGAACACAAATAAGCTAGTTATTCGCAGGTCAACCGAGTATAAAAGTCGTAATCAGCCGCTAAAGAAGGGTGGTGGCAATCGCACTCCGCTATAAATGAATAATATATAATGAATAAATAACAATAAATAAATAAATAAATTATTTTTTTATATTATAAAAAAATAAATGGATAAATAAATGGATAAATGGTTTTTTTATATTATAAAAAATAATAATTATACGTATGCTGGTGTATCGCCTACGCCTGAAAGAAGATTACGACAACATAATGGAGAGATTAAGGGTGGTGCTAAATACACTACGGCGAAAGGGCCTGGATGGAATCATGTTTGTTTGATAGAAGGTTTTACTGATAAGATACAGGCGATGCAATTTGAATGGGCGGTGAAGCATGTACAACCGAGAAATGAAGGCGGCATAGTAAGTCGTATAAGAAAGTTATATGTGGTATGTAATAAAGAAAGATGGACATCAAAAGCACCATTAGCAAAAGACGTTCCATTGAAGATCACGTGGGTAGATAAACCAAACATGTTATTATCTTCACTGCCAGATTATATAGAAGAGTTAAATTAAATATCCAATTTTTTAAGAACTTTATGTTTAACATTTTGCGACTGTAAAACAGACATTATATGTTGAGGTGCCATCGCGATTGCATTAAATGCTGTTTTATATTTGAATATGGAAACGAATGCATCATCAATAAATTCTATAGTATACCACCAATAAGCGGGTATATGTATTATGGTGCCTTTTTCTGCGGTAAATTCAAGAAATTTTATTTTGGCATAATCATTTTTATATTTTTTATCTACATTCCAAGGATTAATTGGTGATCTAAACTCAAAATTTTCGTAGTCATTATTTTTATATAGATATTTAGTATATTTAGGAGAACACATTTTAATATTAATTTTTCCATTTGTAACATAGAAGTAATTTCTATAGTTAATGTTATACCTTAAGGGTGTAGTTCCAGAACCAAACATAAAATCATATTTACAATTAATAACTAAGAAAGGTCGTAAAAATTCATCATTATGATTAAACACCTTAAGCATACCTGTATCTTCTAAAAATTCATGATTATTTTCAGTTATGTAGGTATTTTTCTTATCTTTTTTGAATAGTTTAATGGCTTTACCAAGTGGTATTTTAGTATATAGTTCTGTTTGTTCTTTGCCTCTAATATTTATATCGAATGCATAATAAATATTATTCATGTATTCTGAGTTGCATGAGTCAATGAATGTTTGATTATTATAGTTAAAGACAATAGGTTGTTTAAGGTCGCATATTTCTTCTAATTTATTTTTAGAAGGTTGTACGATTTCATAAACTTCTAAATCATTACTTTTCTTAATATGAAAATATACGTGTAAATAAATATATAACACAGTAGAGAATATAACTATTGTAAGTAAATTGTTCATTAAAATTTACTTACAATTATTTATGAAATATTTTACGAACTATCAGCGACTTCCAAAGCATCTATACGTGAATTAATGGATTCGATGGTTAATTGGTTTGTTTCGCTATTTTCGATTGCCCCGAGGCGAATATTTAATGTTTCGTTGGATTCAATATTACTTTCAAGTTGATTTAATCTGTTATTAATTTGTTCAATTGCTTTGTCAATATGATTTGTTATGTTTGCAAGCTCATCACCGTTGTTATTTTCTGATTTGCCTTCGCTAACGGCTATATCATTGAGTCTATTTTCTATAGTCAAGATTTTATCTTGTATTTCTTCATTAGGGTTAACTTCTAATGCGATTTTAAGATCGGAAACCTCGCTCATAAGTTTATTAAGGTTGCTTTCCATAAAAACAACCTTTGTTGTATTGTCTAATGCGGAAACAGAGTTTTCAATAAAATCTAATTTTTCATTGTAACTAGTTTGCATATTTTTAATTATTTCTTCGTGTCCATTTAAAGTTTCCTTTATAGATGTTAAATCGGGCTCAGAACCTGATCTGGAATCGGTTCCGATTCCAGATTCAACATTTAATAAACGTTTGTTTATATCTTCAAAAGCAACGTTAATTGCATCTATATCAGGTAAATTTTCAACAATATAATTATCCTGTTGTCCAAACTTATTTTCAACTTCCTTTATATTAGTATTTAATGTATTTTCTACTTTTGTAATTCTGCTACCTACGAGTGATATTGCTTGTTGAAGAGTAAGTTGTCCTGATGGTTGTGTAGCGGTATTGGATGCAATTAAATTAGGTCTTTCGGGAGCAGGCATATTAGAAGGTGCTCCCGGTGCTCTTCTTCGTTTAGCTGCTGTGAGTGATGCCATTATAATATTACTAAAATAAAATAATTTTATATTATTTTCGCATATTCATTTTTAATTCATTATGATGATTATAGTTTTCAACGACAAAGTCGTCAATTGAATACTGATCAATAGTATCGTATCTATTAGTAATAGAAAGAGTAGGTAATTCCATTGGAATATTATTTTTTTGTATTTTTAATGTTTCTATATGATCGTCGTATATGTGTGCATTTCCCAAGAAATAAACAAATTCACATGCTTTAAGGTTACAATGATGAGCTATTAGATGGGTAAGAAATGCATAAGATGCAATATTAAATGGAACTCCTAAACCTACATCGCCACTTCTTTGATAAAGTGCTACACTTAATTTATCATGATCAAATACATTAAACTGTGCCAAAACATGACAAGGAGGCAAGGCCATTTGGTCTAATTGTTGAGGGTTCCATGCGGACATAATTAATCTTCGTGATGTTCGTGTATTTGGGTCTTTTAGGGAATCAATAATATATTTAAGTTGATCTACACCTTTATTTGTATAATCGGTGTTACATTTATGGTATGGCGCATTAAAATACCTCCACTGATGACCGTAAACGGGTCCAAGGTCGTCTTCTTCTAGATTATTTAATCCGCGTGAATCTAAGAATTCTCGCGATGCGTTTTCGTTCCATATTTTAACG